GGGCCGTTACTTCTTCCTGCCGGGCGTAGGCCGCCCAGCAGTCCTTGGCGAAGCCGATCATCTTGTAGATGGCCGCGCCGCCAGCGAACAGGCCGCCTATTTTAGTAAAAGTTGATTGGAGGGTGGAGGCCGATTTGTCGGTCCCCTTGATGTGTTTCTCCGCGTCCTGCAGGCCCTTTGGGTCAAACAGTGTTCCGAGGCGAATATAAAACTTTGCAAATTCTCCGGCCATTATTTCCTTTTTAATCCCACCGCCATAAGCTCGGCGGTGTTGGGCGTTTTACCGGATTGGATATTTTTATGTTTCTTGCCGCCTCCCAGAATTGCGCCCGCGAACTCGGCCCAAAACTCGTATTGCTTAACTTCTATGGAGATGGCCTGCTCATAGGCAAGCGCAATCCAGTCTGTGGAGTGGTCTAAAACTTCCTCGAAAGTGTAACCGAATGTCGCCGCTATTTTTCCGACGACGGCAGAGAGAGCAGCTTTTTTACTTCCTCGGCTATCCCCTTCAGGTTCTTTGCCGTCCGCTGAAAATTTGCGAGTATCTTTTCAAAGTCGTTAACCTCGGTGACAGCGGCCGCGACCTCGCTGAAATCTTCCAAAGAGATATCGGAAAAATCGTCGTTTGATTTAAGCAGTATTTGTAACAAACCGCCAGCGTTCTCTGAGGCTATGTTTTCAAAGATAGCCGCTATGTCGCTCTTGCCAGCCTCAACGTCACGGGCCATCTTCTCCCGGACAGATTCATGAAGCGAGCCTATGAGGCGCAGGATTTTTATATTCTGCGTTAAGCCAAGTTTTCTTATTTGATATTTCTTTCCAGAAACTTGAACGCTTTTTTCTTTTGGAATTAAAGTTTCTATTTCACCCATATATCTCCTTACTCTAAGGACAAGTGCAGTTGCCGCTTGCGTCAGTGACACTGGTACATTTTGATAAAACGTTGCTTGAGTTCAGGCACAACGCCCCGCCAGTAGACACTCCAGCAGAGATAACCACGGTCGTAGATATCGTCACACCGGGGTCGTCGTTTATCTGTAGCAGTTGTGCGCCACTCAAACCCGCCAATGCTATATTCCCGGCGGTGGTCATTGCTATATTGGGATTACTCAATGCCGTGGAGTTGACCGATATCGTCAGGTCTCCATTAGAGCCTAAGTACACCCCGTTGGTACAGCTATCCTTATCGTAGCAGAGAAGCATACCGTCATTTTCGTCTACCGTCCATGTGGTATCTCCGCCACCTGCGGCGCCTGTAAATACCATAGAAGATGTTTTTATATAGCCGTCAACGGACACATACTTACTTCCGGCTGCCATATCCCCAGTGATGATGTCGCCTATGTTTAATGCGTAATTGTCAATCCCTGCGGGGTTTTGCACGGCATACCCTATTAAGATGTTGTTACTACCGTCTGCACTGGTGTTCCCTACCGTTGAGCCAATATTTACGTTGTTGCTCCCCCATTCATATGATGTACCTGCCGATTCTCCAATTAGAGTATTGTTTACTCCGGTAGTTATAGCTACCCCTGCGTCATAGCCTGCCAGAGTATTTGCACTCCCTTCTGTCAGGTTTAACCCCGCCTCAAAACCAAGGAATGCGTTGTAACCGCCCGTGGTTAAGCCTTTCCCTGCGGCATCGCCTATACAAACATTTTGAGAGCCAACGCTATCAGGGCAAGCGTTCAACCCTACCATTACGGTCTCTTCGTAAACGTGCGATAGTATCGTTGAGCCATTTATCTGATACCACCCGGCAGATACATTGCTTGAACTGGAAATACCATAATCTGCCGTAATGGACGTAGTAGCAACGGCATTTTCAAATGGCCCACTAACTATCTGCGTGATGCTGGCCCCGTTTAAATTAAGAGATGAAATACCGCTATCCCCTATAGTAAATATCTCCGTACCGTCAGAAGTGGTCACATTACTGGAACCGAATATCATTGAGTTGCCAACGATAACTTGCGACGCTACATAGATTTTATACGGCCTGTTATCGTGATATGCGCCGATATTATTCTGCCCGTCAGTGGTAAACATTATCCCGCCATTATCAAGCGTCTGCGTTGAGGTGAAAGTGTTTGCTCCAAGTATCGCCGCCGTCCCTGTTATTTTAGAAGGGCTTATTGAACCGGCAAGGTTTGCGTCCGTGACTACTCCCGCCGCCACGCTAGAGGCTATCACAGACCCACCTAAAGAACCAGCGTCTATGCTCGCCGCCGGGATACCAGTAATATTCGTGCCAGTAAGCGTAGGCGCACCATACATGGCCGAAAGCGTGATGGATGAAGCGATGACACCGCTTCCAAGGCTGCCAGCTGCCACCTGGGAGGCGGCGAGGTCGCCTGTAATGTTGACTGCATTTCCAGTCACATCGCTCGGCTGTGAACAGGAGGCTGTTCCGCTTGCGTTTATCCCGAGTGAAACATTGGGGAGAGAGCAATCGGCAGGATCGGCCGCCAGGGCGGAAGCGGTGGAAGCGTTTCCGCTTATGGACAAAGGATAAGTTCCGGTGGCTGTGGTATATATTACTCCTGTGAGACCCGTTCCATCTCCATAAAATTTAGTCGCAGTGCTGTTTCCGGTAGTATATATCCCCGCTTCTGTGCCATCGTTGTAAAACACTCCACTTGATAAGTGCAATTTTGCGTTAGGCGACGAGGCGCCTATACCAATATTTCCATTTCCTTTGATGGAAAATATATCTCCGGTATCATCGCTCTGGCTTGATACTGAAAAAATAAAACTGGTACTGGATTTGTCTGAAACAATGTCAAGCTGCGCGTCTGCTGTATTATCGTTTATTCCTAAATTCCCATTATCTCTTAGCCATACTCCTTTAGTGCCACCGTAATTTAAAGCGACTAACGGATAATAAGTCCCGTTAACACCTCCAGATTGCACACGTAAACCTGATTTTGTAGTTCCATCAAGAATATCCAGCATGACCGCCGGAACTTTTCCAATTCCGATCATCCCATCTTTGACAATCAGTGTGGACCCGCCCACACTGAACGCATTACCTGTTACCGTGCCTGTGCTCATCGTGAGGGAGGCTATTCCGTCTTGGTCACCAGAAACTTTTACTCCTGTTCCGAGCGTACCGGCGGAAATATTCTCCGCCGTAAGTGAAGTCAAGGCCGCGCCAGACAGGTTAGCCAGCTCCGTAGCAGATAAAGCAGTTATTTTACCTGTCGCGTCGACCAGGGCCACATTGCCAGTGCCCGCGTTAAGGCCACCGCCGATATCGAGAGAGCCCGCCGAATTTTCTGTAATTAAAAGAACACCGGAGAATGTACCTGTTGACGCGGATATGCCTTTTGAGGCCGTGAGAGTATCCCCAAATGAGCCTTTGCCTACTACCGTAAGACTGGCCGTAGTTATTCCGAAAAGGCCGGTGTTTATTACTTTCGTAGCCCCCACATAGGGAACATATGTCGCCGCCGCGACAGAGGGAGAAATAGCAGGAGGATTATGGCTTACCTGTGCATGCGCGGTGACTCCCAAAAATAAAATAGCAATAAATGTTTTCATTTTTAAGCCTCATACCGAGAGTATGAAACGGTTACTGTTGCTGTTCCGCTTTGCGCTATTATTCTGAATCTTTCCAAATTGGTCTGCCCTTCAATCTCAATAGTGCCGCCGTTCTCAACCGCATGCCCCACCGCGGCGGTGGGCGCCGTGCCATCAACGCGATAACGGACATCCGCGCCCGCAACAGTTACCCATGCCCGGATGGCTTTTTCCTTACTCGCCACGGCAAGTTTTGCTGCCGTGAAAGCCACGGCTGTTCCGGCCACCGTGAGGGTTTCCATGTCATAAACTTTAAGCTCTTTCCCGAAAGTGTAATGATATTGTGATTTAAGCATAGTGCCTCCTGATTGCCGAGCCCGACGGGGCCGGGTACAAAATCCCGGCCCCGTTAGTTTTAGGCTGTCACGCTAAACTGCTCTATCTTCGCAGCCGCAAGCCGATTGCCCGCAAGGTCTTTTAGGCCTGTTGAAACTATCGCCTGAAGCGAATCGGATGCCGTCCAGTTGGCGGTCGGCGTGAACGTAACTTTTTTATCAGCCGCTGTGTAAACTATCGTGCCAGCCACCAGAGCTGCAGAAGCTGGCGTGGTGATATTGATTATCGAGAAGGTGTCTCCGTAAACGATGGTTGAAACGTCTATCTGTCCCGCTTCTGTTATCGTCCACACGACAGTCCCCTTGGCGTCCTTTACCACCGTGCCGCCGTCCACCGGCGCCGTAAGTGCCACGGTCGGGGGAGTGGTATCCACGTTGGTGTCGGTGAATGTCCCCATCTCCGCGCCAGCCGCCTGCGCGGTGTCCCATAGAACGTCCAGTTCCATCTCCACGATGGTTTTGTCTTCCTTTTTATATGAGTGTGTCCCAGTCCCGGAAACCACGCACTTGGGGAAATGGTAAACTCTGGTACCGCCTGCAGGACCGTCTAGATATAGAAAAACTTCCCGGTATAATTCCCCGTTGGATGGGGAGCCAAGGCTCAACACTCCAGCAGCGACCGCGCTGGTGGGCAGTCCGAAAGCGAGCGCCAGATTTGCAAGCGTGGCCTCCGCCATGTTGAATTTCAATTTACCGACCCTGCGAATTTCCTTTGCAGCTGTCGGACCAGGGTCCTGGTCGGTGTCCACCTGGGCTATTTCGCGCTCAAGGGCATACTCAACGCCCTCCGAAGACCGCCCTACATCCACAGCAGCGGCCGCTCCACCGGCATAGTCGCCTATCTTGATCTGCGAGGCTGCGCCAAGGTTGAAACCGAATACTATGTTTTGCGTCTGCATTTAACTATCCTCCTGTTTTTCTTTTATATTTTACGTGGAACACCCGGTTTAGTGAATACAACATTGTGTCCTCTTCCAGCGTATCTGAACCGCCCACTTTACGGCTATAGTAAATATAAAACCTGTCCGAAGAAACGCTCAATCCTTCCCAAACATCAAGCAGCTCTGAAAGCCTGTATGCTATAGCCGCCGCGTCGTCAAATTTTTCAGCTACGACAACAAGAGAAACCATGCTCTCTTCCAAGACCGGGTCGCCTGAACCTTCCGCGCTGGAAAAATACCTTATGTACGGTGTCGTATCTCCGGGCGGAGCTTTGACTGGGAAAAACTTTTTGTTTCCAGCGTTGCCGTCGAGCAGGGTTTGAAGCTGCGCGTCGGATTCCAGCCATGTCACAAGGTCGCGTATCATTTAAGCTTTTCAACCCTTATCCCGATTTCAGAAATCCATCTGTCTATGTGCTGTTTCACCACCGGCATGAGCCAGGGGCGGGCGGCCATCTTGCTCGTGCCGACTTCTAGGCCGTGGGCATAAACTACCTCGCCCTTTGCCTTCCTGATTGCGCCGACATCCATAAAGAGCGCGTTCTTCGCGGTCAAGAGCAGGTATCCTATCGAGGCCCGGAGCCTGCCGCTTTGCACGTATGGAGACTCGCCTGGCGAACTGTGTACCCGTTGCTTGCCGCCGCGCGGCCCTTTGCCTGCCAGCCGGCCGCCGGTTTTCATGGATCCCTTTATCTCCGTCTCCATGTCTGCACCTTCTTTCTGCATGAACATCCGGGTCGCCGCCTGAATATCATCGTCGAGTTTCTTCAAGGCTTTCACAACCTTGTCCGCGTCAACAATGGTGATTTTCATCTGAAGCATATCAGAAGTCCATCCGCTTGAAAGGTGAAAGCCCGGTAATCAGGCTCTGCGGCTCGTAGGTGACCTCGGAGTGGTCCACCTTCGCGTCCTTCATGCGGCCTTCTAGCAGGATGATTACCCACTCAATACAGATTTCTGATAGTCCTGCCGGGATCTCCGCGTAGCCGGCCTGATAGGTGACCTTATATGTCCTGCGGCCGGGGAAGTTTACTCCATCTCCGCAATCCCACGCTCCAAGCAGATATCCTTCCTCCGGGTAAACCTCGTATTCGGTGGCGACTATGACTACATTATCCAGCTTGACCACCGGCGCCCCGATTATAGGATACTGTTTCAAAAAAAAGAACTTGCCTTTCGGCACGTCGTAAACTTCGTCGGTATATGTTTCAGCTTTGAAGCGCCGCCCGCACCATGACTCTATACGTGCGCTGATTTTATTTATCAGCGTCTGGATTCTGTCGTCGTAAGATGTGTCGTCCTGCTTCCGGCCCCAGGTGTATTTAACATCTGCGACTGTGGTCAGTGCATTGGTGGCGGCGGCTACGGCCATAAATAAAAACCTTTACCCGCCCCCGTATTTCAGAGGGCGGGTTTTAAGTTTAGCGATAGAACCCATTGATACGGACGGTTGTATTCGCGCTGGACTTTCGGAAACACGGATTGGTCAGATACAACGGCATGTTGTAGTTCGTGTATGCCAGTGATCTGCTTTCAACCGTTGGGTTTGAGGCTTCGGCTTGAGCGCTAATCAATGTTTTCCACACCAACGTAGCCGTGGTGGTCGAGTCGCAATTGCTGTAAATACTGACCTCGGTCACGGTGTTCGTGGTTGTTGAAAACATGGCTATCTGCTCAATAGCCACGCTCCCGCTTATCTCTGCGGCCATCGTGGCCACTTCGGTTACAGGGTATGTCGTCGCCGCCAATGTGAATGAAGTCCCTGCGGCTTTAACTGAAACCGAAAGCATGGCGATGCACAACATCATCGCCAGCATTGTAATTTTCTTTTTCATTCCTTCCTCCCTTTCTTCTGCGACATATCAGGGGCCATCTTGTTGGATTCCGTTGAAAGAATCTTCAAGCTCCCGGCCTTTTCCATAACCTCGGCGGACTTGCGGTCCAGCGTGGTTTTCACGCCGGGGACGTAACCCGCCAGGTTAACTATCTCAACTTTGCAAGTATCGTCCATTGTTTACTCCTTCACGTCGAGGTAGCCGAACGCTGCGGGCGTGGCGATGGTGATCGCTTCGGCCTGCACGAATCGGAGCCAGGTCTGGTCGGTCATGAAAGCCGAAACCTGGGAGGTGGGGTCGTAAGCGTCCTGCGACACTTTGACCTGGAGACCCTGACGGGGCGAGATGAGCGCACCCTTTTTAAAGTCTCCGAACAGCACGGGGTACTTGGTCGCGACGGCGGTTATCTCGTCGGAAACCTCGTAGCGGTAGCCGTTGATGGTCGCAGGAGCGCCCTGTGCGGGAGCGTTCCATATCGGCCGGCCAGTGTTGTCTTTCAACTTCACGATTGCGCGAAGCGCAAGGCTCGGCAGAACGTAGTGAGCGTTCTTTCGGTACCCGGCAGCGATGGAGAACTCCAGACCAGTGAGGTCGTCCCATATCAGGGAAGCTCCGGCCATCGTGTTTGCGACAACTCCAACAGCGTAGCGTACGCCCATGAAGGGGTCGCCCGCGCCGGTGTTGCCCATAAACAGAACCCGGTCCTCTTCCTGTGCCATAGCTTCGACTATCAACTCGGCCAGGAACGACTGGAGGTTTATGGCTGAATCGCGGAGCAGCTCATCAGTGAGCATGATCACAGCCGCCATAACCTTGGCCTGTTGCGTGATTTGCCCGAACGTCGGTTTGGTGGCAGTCTTGGAACCGGCTTCATCCACCCAGGCTATTGACACATTGGTCAACTGCCGGGGGAATGTGCGCTTCCATGTGGACATAGGCATGAGGCGGGCTATCCTGCGGCCTATGGTTTCGTCTTGCATGAGCCGGAAGACTTCCGAGTTGAACTCGGTCGGCACAAGGTATCCGCCCTGTGCGTTGTCGCCCTCGCTCATCAATGTCTGCAGTTTCTGCTGGACGGCGACAAGGAACTTCGGCATATCTCCGAACCGCTTGCCGTATTCTGAGGTCCATGGGGCGGCCTTGGTGAAAGCCTCGGGGCGGTTCTTGAACTCCACGAACCGTTCCATTATGCCTTCTATGCTGTCCACCGGCAGGGAGAATTTACTCTCCGGCTTCGGGTGCGCTTTAGCCACCAGGTCGGTGACCATTCGTTCCACTTCGTCCTTCCTGATGAAGTCCATCGGGGCTTCCATCTTTTTGCGGAGATCGGCAGTCAGCGACTGAATTTCCGCGAGTATTGTCTGGTCCATTTTACTTTTCCTCCTGTTTTTTTTCCAGGACTTTAGCTAGCTCCTGGATTCCTTCTCTCAACTGTTTGCGTACTTCGTCGCTTCCGACTGCTTCCGAAAGGTCAGCCAGCTTTTCCTTTAGGGAGTTAAGCTCGGCCTGGTCTTTCAAAGCCTTTTCCTTCTCTGTGTCCTTCTCCGGTGCCTTTTCTTTCTCAGGCTCTATCTCTGTGAAGCCGAGTGCGTCCGGGTCCGCGCCCACGCCTACGGGCGAGATATGGTAAATCTCTGCGTAGGTTAAATTCTCTTTGTGGTCTTTGTCCTCGTAGTGCCAGCGACCGGCAATCGAGAACGCTTTGGCGTGGCCTTCAAGGTAAACTGTGCGGGCGTGCTTGATTTCCGGCAAATCAGAATTTGAGAACACGGCCTTGACCCGCAATCCGATTTCATCCTCTTCTATTTCGGAGAAGCTTCCGGCTATATGAGAGACTTGGTTGGAATGGTCCAGCAGCATGACCGGGTTCTTCTTGAACTCAGAAAGTTCATAGACGTAATTGCGAAGGCCGGAGAACACGGTCGGGATATCGCCGTAACGGTCTGCCTTGCCCTTAGTGTTGGCGTAGCCGCGTATAACGACCTTGCCATTCTCCTCGGATATTTTCAGGTCTGAAATGTCAAAGGTCTTTGTGACCGGGGCTTCTTTGGTACCGAGAATCTTTACGCCTTCTTTCATTTTACGTCCTCCGTTTTGACTTTGATTATAAATCCGCCGGTCCTCTCGAAGTTGAAAAGCATGTGCAGCAGAGGGATGGTTTTCTGCGAGCCGCCTATCACGCGGTTGACGAACTGCTCATAGCCAGGAGTATCGTCGTTGGGATATTTCCAGTTCTCATCAAAGAAAATGCGGGCCTTGCCGTCAAGGATTGCCTCGGCTATTTTCTTTCTGGTCTCATGGTCTTTAACGTCTTGCATAGTTTTTAAATCGGAGGCCCATAAAAAAAGCCGCGACCCTTGTAAGGGTGCGGCCTCCAAATAGACCTCTTAACCCGGACGATTTTGGCGTCTTATCTGGTAGCGAGCCAGCTCGGGCAAATTATTATACCACAAAAAAAACTGCTGTCAACCTATTTTTTTAGTTACTGGGAATACACTACACCGACAATTCACGACATCGCCCGCCAGGCTCATCTCTCCCGGCCCTTGGCCTACCGCGCCAGTAGACAGCACAAAGTCCTCATCAAGCGGGATAGCGCCTCTTACGCCATACCTGTGGCCAGCCTCCGCGTGCGCCTCGCGTGTAACCTCATCGTAGGCTGGCAGCCAGCCCTTGCGCTCCACCATCTCGTTGTCGCGGTATGCTTCTATTGCCCCCGCGTTGAGGCTGGCTATAACCTCGGTCTGCGCTATGCGGAGCGTCCGGTAATCGCGCTCCATGTCAAAGACCTCTGCCACGCGCTTGGAAATTTTATCTATACCCTCGCCTTCTGCGATTTCTTCCTCTATGACTTTCTGTAATTTCTTTCGCGTGGCGTTGTTGATATTCTCGGCCCATGAAAACGCTTTAATTTTAATCCAGTCCTCTATGCGAGACTGTGATTTTCCCTGCACCGGCGGCGCGTCCTTGCCGGTCAGTTCTTTGAGCAAGAGGTTTTCTGAATCTCGTCCCTCATAGATTGACTTGCGAATATGCGGTGTCATGGCCTTTTCAAGCGCCTCGTTCATGTCGCGCTCGGACAGGCCCAGGTCCTGCATACCGGGGCGCGGTCCCACATACTGCGCGAGTGCGGCCAGAATCTTATCGCGCTGGTTGTCAAAATATTTACGGACAGCTTTCTGTAAAGGCTTGCCGAGGTTGGCCGCCAGAATCATAAAGCGGTGGTGCTTGGCGTTGAGCATGGCCCGAGTAGGTGTCGTGCGTGCCTTCGCCGCTTCGTCAAAGTCCTTCATCAGTTCTTCATAGGCATTGCGTGGCGCGGCGCTCTCGCCTGGCGTTGACCCGGATGTGTAAACCGATACCGGCAGGTATGACACGTCGGTCACGCCTTTTATTTTAGAAAACGGCAGGTCATAAGCGTCTATGAGATTATCCATAGGCACACCCATCTGCCAGTATCGGTTTACATATTCGGAGCGTTTTGCTTCATCGGCGCGGAGGGCTTTGATTTCTGATTCTACCACGCTGAAATAAATCTTGCGGGAGGGGTCAAATAGCGGGACGTAAAACTCATTGAGAACTTGGCATATCTTCTTTGCTTTCGGAAGCAGTGTTGACCGCCAGTAAATCTTCTCCTGCTCCTCGGCGTTTGCATAATTCGCGTATTCAAACAGGCCCACCATAGCAGGGGGAACGCCGAATACCGCGCATATATCCTCCCGGCTCATCTTGGTCTGGAGGATAAAATCCATGTCCTTCTGCGACACGCCGATTATCTCCGGTTTCGCGCCGCGCTCCAGAAAGGCCACACCGTGAGAATTGCCCTCACCTTTATGCTGTTGATTCCATGCTTCCCGCATACGGTTGCGCTGTTCAGGAGTTAGTGCGTGCGGCACGGTGATAGTGATATCCGGCCTAGCGGAGCGTTTCAGGAAGTTGAGGTTCCATTTTGAGCCAGCACTATGAGTATCTATCCCCATGCGGGCGGCCGCCAGCGGAGCCATACCGTAATGGTAGTCCATTGGGTTGAAGGTCTTGAAGTGAATTATTTCTTCAGGACTGAACACTACCGGCTTGCCGTTAGCCGTATACTTATAGCCCTTGATGAACTCGCCCGGCTTGTCGGATTTTAGAATTTCAATGTGAGAGGGAATCAGCGGCCAGATAGCGGATGGAACGCCTCTGGCGTTCTGCCCTTCCAGTTTCCAATAAGCGTTACCCGTCAGCTCCATCCCGCCTTGCGTCCATTCTAAAAGGTCAGCGAGCGTCATTTGCTCGTTGACTTTATAGAGCAGGTCAAGCGCGGGGTGAACGTAAATAGTGTCGTCGTTTTTGTCGTAGAGTGCAATCGGCGCGGAGCCTATGTCCTGCGTTATGCGCTGGACGCAGTTGAATACCCATGCGCTGTCGGCGTATGTTTTCAGGTAAGCATCGTAAGCGCCTTGTGAGGGTGATGGGAGTGTGTAACCGTCAGGGAAAATCTCCGAGTATGTCGGCGATAAAAAAGACTTGCGCCCGAATGGGATTAGGTTCTTGAGTGCTTCACCGATTTTTGAAAGCGTTGTCATTCGCGATATATCTTAACAAGCGATTTGTGATTTGTCAAGCCCCTAATTTATATAACTCGCCCCGCCACTGTCCGCCGCGTCGCAGGCAAGCCCGCAGGACCAGAAGGCGTCGCCGTGGCCTTCAGGGGTCTCCGGCGCATGTAAATCGTTGTCCACAGAAAGGATTTGATTCTTTTGCCTGGTGTCCGGCAACAGGACTATGGTCGGCTCAGGATTGGCCCTGATCCGGCTTTCCAAGAGCGCCGCCATCTCGTTCTTGCTTTTAACAGTGAAAGAAACCGGCTCCATGCAGTCAGGCAGATTCCCTTTTTCCGCGTAGCTTTCAAATTCGCTCCGGGTATTATCGTAGCGCAGGCATAAGACCGATATTTTTTCACATAGCGCGGTCAGGTATTCTATTTGCTCGGAGTAGTCCCATCCCTCCATCCACTTTGAGATGAGCTGCACCAGCTTGCCCTTGTGGTTACGGAACAATACCAGGTGGCTCGGATGGCGCTTCTTGCCTATGTCAAAGCCGCCATAGATTTCGTCCTCGGTCTCAAAATCGTCCGGGTCAATCTCTTTCATGTCGTAGTCTACAACCGCGTCCAGTTCCGCGTGGCTGAAATATCCCTCCTCGCCGCGGACCGGCATACAGAGGTACTCCTTGTTAAAAGCCTTCGCGCTGGACATATCGGCCTGTATGCGGGCCAGCTCTTCCAGCGGGAACTTTCCCGGCCAGAGTGCCTTCTTAACGCCGCCCTCCACATAGATGGCTGGCTCGGTCTTGCAGTAGAATCCCGGCCGCTTTTTGTTCTGGTTAAAAAGGTCGGTCGGGTCCTGGCTCGTCCCCCAACAATGCAAGAAGCCGCCCTGCTTCGGCATGGACATTATCTCCTCTTCAAAGACACGGGAGATTTCCTTCATTTCCTCAATGTTGATTTTACGCTGGATAGAGTCTTTGAGAATGTCGTCGCAGATTACGCCGTCCGGGTGCATGCCGCGCTTGGCGCCGCGTATTCCGAAGGGCAGGATACGCAGGGTGATCTGCGTTCCAGGCCAGCGGCAATGAATCACGCTATCGGCAGGGCTCAACCAGTCAAGGGCCGAGAACTCGGGTATTTGCAGCATGGCGTCTTTAATCTTCCGGGTCTGGTAGACGGCCAGGTCCTGCTTGTAAGAGAAGTAGAGAATTTCCAGCGACTTGATTTTGCGGAAGAACTGCCACGGCCCGAAGGCGTGGAGTATCTCGGATTTTGAATGGAGGCGGGCCGATTCTTTAGAGGTGAAACTATGCTCTTGTAATTCGTCGCACCATCGGTCTATGTGGTCACTCGGTATGAAAGCACAGTCAGATTTAATTATCGCCTGCGCCCACACCTGATTATAGAAGTGCTTAAACTCAAGGCTTGCCGCGCTTGCGATTAACTGCCTTTTGTAGCTTTTCAATCTCTGCAATTTCGCGAGCAATGGCGGCGTTGATTCCGGCGATGTCATTCTTTAGTGTCTCCGTTTCGGGGTCACTGGTCTCCATGTGGATGTCGCTCTTGACCTCCTGCAGGGTGGAGAACTCCTGCTTGCGTTTGCGCTCCAAATATTTGAGGGCGAGAGCGCCGTCACCGCCAGCTATGGCTTTATGGAGCGTGCTTCTCGCGCTTAAGACGGGCTTTTCTTTCAGCTGTTGTTTTTGTTTTGAAATGTCTGGATGGCTTTTCAGGAATTGACAGAGCGAGCTGTCCGATATCTCGGCATGGGCGGCGGCCTCTTGATCGCTTCCTCCAACCGACCAGGCTTGTAGTAATTTCAAAATTACCGCGTCGTAGTTTTTACCATCAAAAAGCTTACGTCCCATGCCTTTATTATAATCGGGAAACGGCTACTTGTCAAGGATGGGTTTTGCTTTCAGGCCGGTAAAAGTCTCCCACCTGTCTATGATGACTTGGCAATAACTTGGCTCCAACTCAACCATCCGACACCTGCGCTTTGTCTTCTCGCAGGCTATCAGCGTGGTGCCGGAGCCACCGAATATATCCACCACAATATCATCTTTGTCGGTGTGATTTAAAATAGCACACTCCGGCAATTCAACCGGCTTCATTGTCGGATGTAAATCACATGCTCGCGGTTTATCAACCGCCCATAGGCTAGTTTGAAATGCCCCTGCCTTTTTCCGTTTATGCGTTTTCGTCCATGTGAAAAGAATGGGCTCATGCTGGTAATCATAATCAAGCCGCCCCATAGAAAAAGTGGGGGAGTTTTTTATCCAGTTTAAAACATGCCGAACTTCTAAGCCCGCGTCTTTCATCATCATCATCATCATCATACCGAGTCCGCCCCCCTGCGGGCTACAGACAAATACGGAGCAATCGTCTGCCATCTTCGTGTGCCACAATGTGAAAGCCTTTAAAAGCATATCGCCGAGTTCTGCGGGCTTCATGTCGTCCATCTTGAGATTGTTGAGGCACCTTCCAGCCCGCTGGAAGGTGTTGAGCATTTTGTTTTTTTCACCAATGCTTACTCCATAAGGTGGGTCGGTAAAAACACAAACAGCTTTTTCACCGGACATTACTTTTTCAGCAATATCTGGTTCTATCGCGCTTCCACATATCAGCACATGTTCGCCCAAAGCAAAAGAGTCACCCACTTTGATGTCCGTCTTGCGAAGTTCCGGCACATCGTCCTCGCCCTCCATGTGCGGGACTTCAATCTCAGGGAACGTGCTTAAATCAAAGCCCACATCCTTGAGCATATTCTCTTGGAACTGCGTGGTCAGGATGTCGAAGTCCCACTCGCCGGTGTTTTTGTTTGAGCGCAGGTTATACTCCTTCAGCTCCTCCTCCGTCAGCTTCCGATTCGGGACCCGCACGTCCACCTGCTCAGCGCCGCGCCCGGTGGCCTTCATGATGGCAAGACGCTGATGGCCGGCTATGATGGTGTTGTCAGTATTTACGGCAGGGATCTCGGCAAGGTTGAATTTTTCCAGGCTGGCGGTCAACTGTTTAGCCTGCTCCGGTGTTATCTTCCGTGGGTTGTGCTTATATGGCACCAGGTCGGCCACCTTGCGGCGCTCTGTTTTCCAAGTGAGTTTTTGAGTCATGGTTTTATTATAGCAAAAGGATTATTTACTTGCCTTTTCATTGTTCGGGTTTAACGGATGCCGACATTCTAACCCGCCATGCGTCCTGGATGGTCCGCCTGAATATTGGCACGGGGAACAACTGTCCCATCTGTCGCATAGGCGTTTCTTAACTTCGCCCCAATCTTTCATGCCTTTACCGCTAGGCAGATTTTTAGTGATATTGCTGGCGGCGATACCATTCTGTTCTACCAACGATATAAGATGTTCATAGGCAGCATGAATCTCTTTTATCAGTGGGTCGTCATTGTTATACCCATACTTCACCGTTATCTCGTAGTCATACTTTTTACCGGCTATCATTTGGCCTCCTGTTTGGGTTTGAACATATCCTCGCCTAATTCTCTCCAGATACAAACCAAGCAATCGCATTCTTTTTCTTTGGTGACTTTAACAGAACACTTTTTACAATCTGGCTTACGCTTCTCCAGCTCCATAATCATATCAGCAGTGGTGATTTTTATTTATTATCCACCAGCGCGGTGTGTCGTGAAACAACAGCCTTCAATTCATCCGTCATCATCTTGAAAACATAGCAGACGACTTCATTAATAGTCCCGTCGCAATAATCGGTCTGACTGCGTTCTATGGCTTTAATTTCTTCGTCTGTTTCCGTGATTATCCTTTTTAAATCCTCCACCAGTCCAGCCGGGGCCGTGGGATTCCGCGCCTGCTCTTCGGCTATGGCTTGGTCAATGTTCAATAGGCATTTCTCCATAGTGGCCTCACATCCTTTGCCCCAATCTGTCTGAACTTTCCCCTCTCCATATTTACGCATATCTTCCAATGCGCCTGAGATTTTATCTTTCAACTTTTCCAAACCGCTTTTATTGTCGGTCATTCCATCCCCCTTATCCCCGCCTCTATCAGATCGCGCATGACCTGCACTACAGGTATCTGTCGCTGCGCCGCTATGCCCCGCACCCGTGCCAGTGTTTCCGGTCGCAGGCGTATTAAAAAAGACTCGCGTTTAATTGTGGTTTTTTTTATTTTTTTCAGTTAGAATACTGGTTCTGAATATGAGAATATATTATCCCTGCAAATTGAGTCTGAGCTTTAAGCCATGAATCAAGTGCATCCTGCCCCGGAGTCATTGCTGCCCATTTTCTCCAAAGTGCCTTGACTCTTTTTAGATATTCAGCTGGAACAATTTGAGTGTAAGACTTAACTTGAGGCTGA